AGTAACATTTCTGCCTTTGTTAAAATATCGGTATATTTTAATTCAGTATCAAGTATTTCAGGAAACAGTTTAAGAAATGTTTTTTCACCCAAATAAAAAATACCGTCAATATTATCTGAACTATCACCAGTTAATATTTTATAGGTTTTAACATTATAATGAGGTATTTCGGATTCATATATTTTAATTCCGTCACCATTCTTATAATATCGTTTTTGTTGGGGTGAATATATAGTTACCTTCTCAGAAATTAATTGTGTTAAATCTCTATCTGATGAAAATATTGTTTTATCTTCATCTTCAGAAATCTGACAATAGTAAGCAATTAAATCGTCGGCCTCCGATTGTTCAACTTCTAATTGTCTAACAAACATTTCTTCTAGGTATTGTTTTACCCTATTTTTTTGGGTTGTAAAAGATTGTTCTTTAAAGTCGTCTTCGTTTTTTTGTTTACGATTTAATTTATATTTTGGGTATAAAATTCTTCTTTGTGATGATCCAGTCTGACTATCCCAAAATACAACAACTTTATTGTAGTTATTTTCTTCTAAAAATCTTCTTAGAGTGTTTAGAAAATGCCAGGTACCACCAACATGTTCACCGTTATTAAAAAAATCTCTAACCCCGTGAAATCCAATTTTTAATAGATTGTTTCCATCAACTAATAAAGTTTTAATCATTAGATGTTTCGTTTATTGGATTTGACATTACCGGTTCTTTTTCTTCAATATATTCATAAAAGAACTCACTAAAAATCGCTTCCATAACGGGAACACAAATTGAGTTTCCTGCTAGCGCTACATGTGCTGTATTTGATAATGATGTAGTAAGTAACAAATTAATATCTTCTTCTCTAACACCCATAAATCTATAGCCTTCTCTTGCTGTAATTGTTCTAACCCTACCATCTTCTGTTAGAATTTGTGGTGAACCACTTGTTGTTAAAGTTGGTGAACAACCATCAACAGAATAAATTCTTCTTGCTTGATCATAAGTAATGTCATCCCTTCTACCAATTAACTTACAGATAGTATGGTTTTTAGGTTGATGTGGTGTAAATGGACAATCAATAACTAAAGATTCACTAAAATTTTGATCTATAAAGGATCTCATAGGTATTCTTTCTTTTTTATGATTATCAACATTCATCATTTTCTCTTTAACCTCATCAATACTACTATTTAATACTGACATCATAAAAACTCTTTCTCTATTTTGTGGACATCCGAAATCTGCACCATTTAATACTCTCCAAAAAGAACTATAACCAAGACCTCTTAAAAAATATATATGTTTTTTAAAGTTTTCAATATGGTTGTGAGACACTAAATTTTTAACATTTTCCATCAAAAGGAATTTTGGTCTATTTGCACTCAAAAGTCTTTCAACTTCAAATAATAATCCACTTCTTGTACCTTCTTTAATACCTTTTTGAACTCCAGAAATTGAGATGTCTTGACATGGAAATGAATATGTTAATAAATCACATTCCGGAAATGTATTTTCATTTATCGTTCTTATATCTCCAAGGTTTCCATGTGTTGTTGTGTGTAAAGTATCATAACATTCATTTGCTTGTTTGAAGTTGTCACAGTTTGCAACATTTTCATAATCAACACCAATATATTTAAGTGCTAACTCTTGTGTTCCGTAACCGGAAAATAACGATACTACTTTTAATTTATTCTTGTTCATAAACTTTTTCTTCTTTTAAATCAAATTCACCATCTACACCAATAATTGTTTTCCAATATTCTGCATAATCTTTTTTGTAGTCTTCAATAGACTTTTTTTCTTCCGTAGCATCCTTTCCAGGTAAAAACCCGTGAGGTGTTACAATAATTTTACCATCTTCAAAACCAAGTCCATTAATGTGGTTTTTCATAACCGATACTTTTGTTCTTGACGCAAATTTAACAGTTCTTTTATCTTTTGTTGCTGTAATCTTTGTTGTTCCAGCACCTTTTTGATTACCATATAAAAATACCAAAGATGAGTTTAACCAAATAGCTTCACCACCTTTCGCTTTAATTTTTGGTTGACCAAATGGATTGTCTGGTAGTTCAACCCAAGGTTGATTAACGATAATTAATGTGTTTTCGTATTTTGAATCCGCTTTTCTTGATCCAGAAATTCTTTGGTTAATTCCCATTCCAATCTTATCAGCTAAAACACTTGCATTGTGTTGTTTACCACCTTTGCCTTCATAGGTCATTTTACAAGGAACGGAACCAACAGAATCCCACATAATACATAATGAATAATCAAGTTCACCTTTTTCTTGGGCATCTAACAAATCATTAATATAATCTGTAATTTGTTCAATATAACTAAAATTATTATTAAACAAAAAGAAACCATCCCAAGTAAGTTCACCTGTTTCTTCATCAACAACTTCATCACATTCAAACCCCATAAGTTTTGAGTGTTCAAAAGACCATTTTTGTTCTGTGATAATAAAAACTGGTAGTATTTCTTTCTTTTGAGCATCAACAGCTGTTTTAACAAGTGCTGTTGTTTTACCAGTATCAGAGTGACCCAAAAACATATTAATATGTCCCATCGCAGGACCTGGAAGTCCTACAGCGTCTAAAAATGCGGGTCCTAAATCAAAGTATCTTTGTGGTTTGTATTTTGCGTCAGAAGAGAATTTTTTCTTTATTGAGCTAAAGTCGTTTTTTTTAATTGCCATATATTCTTTTTTAAAAAGATAAGAAAAAGTGGGTACATTGTATACCAATATACCCACATATTTTTAATAAAATTTAGAATGGTAATTCTTCATCAATTTCATCGTTTGCTTGTGGATCTTCAACTTTAGTGTCAGTTTTAGATTTGTTACCACCCATAACGATTTCACCCTCTGATGAATCTCCGTAGATGTATTTTCCAGCATCTGAATCCCATCTTGGTGTTTCACCACGAGCAACAGACTCTAAATATTCAGTAGGTTTTTTAGAATAAACATCCTCCCAAGTAAGTTCATCTTCAATCCAAGATTTCATTGTGTCGTCATCTTCGTGAACTGGAGATGGATCGTCATACATTACTGTTTGGATTACGGTATAGAAAGCTCCTTTTGGTGTTTTTGCTTTTGTTAACTCAAGGATAAGGTCTCTTCCTTTTTCAGCGTCAGCAACATCACCTTTTGCTTTATAGATAGGAATAATTTTATCAAAAATTCCTTCTTGTTTGTAGTTGTGTTTAAATCTCCAGAATTTAGGACCATCTTGTTCGTTGTCACGATCAATAACTTTAACAATATAAAACTTACGAGGTTTGTATTGTTTAGCCAATTCTTTATCAGAATCTTTACCCGTTGACATTAATTCTTCATAAACTTCACTCAAAGGAGATCTTTCATTATCATTTTTTCCCGGATCATAAAATTTTTGCCATTTTCCATCAAGATTGATTTCATGAAACCATACTTCTTTGAATGGGGAAGATCCGTCTGGTGTAGGTAAGATACGGATTCTTTTTTGTGCTTGCTTTTCGTTGTCTTTAAGTATTGCAGCAAAATACTTTTTTAATCTGTCTTCTTGAGACATTTTTGATCCAGATGTGTAGTCTCCGGATTTTGAGTTCTCATACTGAGAGAGAACTGTGTCTAAAACATTGTTTGTCGCCATATATGTATTTGTTTTTAAAGGTTTACAATAGAAAGTATAATTAAAATTTGTGTCGCAGTCAATAATCAGTTAAAAATTTGAGAGAGGGACACGAATGTCCCTTTCTAAAATTACATCATATCAGTATCTTCTTCATTGTCTTCATAATCATTAAAAGAATCTTCAATCTGACCTTTTGAGAATTGTTCAACCTCATCCGAAGTTAATACATATTCATTTTTACCAGATTTTTCCATTTCGTCCTGTTTGTCAGTAAAGAAATCAGAAAGTTTTTGATTAAATGGACCAGAATCAAGAGTTCTTAACTCTAATTTTTCTTTTGGTGTTTTTGGTCTCATTTTTTCAATTTTATTTTCTAAACCATCTATTTTAGAAACTAACTGATCCATATCACCTAATTTTTGTTCTAGAGAACTTAATTGTTTAAATAGATTATTAAAGTATTCTTCTTGTTTTTGTTCAATATTTTTTTGTGAATTTACAAGATCTGTAATTTCAATTTTTTCTTCGTCAGGGTTTTCTTCACCACCAATCTCTTCAACATCCTTGTCTGCAGCAACATCAACTGGTGCCGCCGGTGCTCCTCCCGCCGGTGGTGCCGGTGGTGCTCCTGGTGCCGGTGGTGCTCCTCCTGCTGCCGGATCTAGTGGTGGTGCTCCTGCCGCTGGGTCTAGTGGTGGTGCTCCTCCTGCTAATGGGTCTGCTGCCGGATCTGGTGGAGGTGGGGGAACGTCTTGTTCCATAATATAATTGTTTATACTTCTAAATCTTGAGATTTCTTCTAAAATTTTTTTATCTATACCCATCTTATCCATTTAATAATTGTTTTATACCGCTTTTGGTTTCAACTTGGATTTTTTTGTTTGTTTTCATAGTATTATCTACTCTTTCAATTAGACCATCTTTTTCTCTAACTGTAAAACAATCACCTGTGTCCAAATCACACACTTCTTTAAAACCGTTTCCGGCATCTTTTTCTGTCATTCTTGTATTTTTACCAAGATAATTATCCAAAATTAATTTTGTTCTGTTCATACTATTTTTTTTATATAAATATCATTAGGTTTAATAAAATTATGGGTTAATTGAAATAAAGACATTTAACCCTTCGCTAGCCTTGTTTTCTAAAGATTTTTTATCTTGTTCGGTCATTTTAGTATAAACATTAGCACTTCTTACTGATGCCCATAGGTTTACATATTGTTTAACAACATTTTGTATGTTTCTAGCACTTTGATATGAACTAATACTAGGATATATTTTTGATATTGCAAAATCTATAAAACTTTCTATACTAGAAAATGAAACAACCGGTATGTTAATATTATTTCCTTTACTCAAACAAAAATACTTTTTATTTATAAAATTAATAAAAGAAGGACCATAGGTATCATTCAAACTAATTGTTCCAAAATTATTTTCGTAGGCTTTAAATCCAGTTGAGTTACCGGTGTCCATATAAAAGAAAACAAACAATAGTTCTCTAATGTCAATCTCATTTTGTGTTCCGGTTGTTAAACCATAGTTTTTAGTTCTAGCTACCAATAAATCATTCATTTGTTTTGATGTGTAAGAGTTTGTAGTCGGTGCATCAACACCTGTAAACCCAACATAAGCGGCGTTTAATTTATCCGCACAATTTTGATTAGATGTTAACGTATCTGTACCTGTAACATTTGAAACAACTGTATTGACTTCGGTTATAACATTACCACTAAAGTTTTTATTTTCAACCTCTTGTTTTTGTATTTGTTCTTTAATTTTATTAATAAGATTTACACTTAAAGATTGAATAAAGTTATCTATTTTAGGTAAACTATAAAAAGGTTGTCTGGTTCCTGTAATTGAGGTTTTAAAATCGCCTTCACCAATTGTGTGTGAAACTTTTGTGATCATATATGGACCACTAAACATTGGGACGTTTCTAAGATTAAAATACATCATTGGTTGCATCAAAGCATTTCCCATCATATCAATACTACAAGTATAACTTCTATTTCTATATAAATTATAGAGTGATACACTTTGTGTTGCAACACCCCTGTTTTTACTTTGGTTTGCCATTTGGTTTATCATTTCAAGTGATTCGGCAGTTGGTTGTCCAGCATCTTGGTTAAGACTTATACTTTCAAATATTTGTTGATTTTGTAAACTAACATCAACATTAAAACCTACAATTTTATTTGACTTATCCCAATTATTTTTATTTAATTGATTTTCTAATAATGGATTATCGCTAGCTCTCCTTAGATCAAAAGCATCATCTCTATATCTATAGTCAGCATTATCATTCATGGCCAAGTGAGCACTTGGTTTACTATTATAATAACACAATATTTTTGGTGATGAGTTTCTATAATCAACATTTAAAAACGTACCCCAAAATGAATTTGCAAACTCTAAAGTGCCTTCTGGTTTTGGTACTGGATTTTTTACCGCATCTTGTACATTGTAAAAATTTGTAAAAGAAGGAAGTGGCATTACAGTAAAATTGTTCTCTTGTAATATCGTACTTACTAAGTTAAACATACTGTTTTTAACAAGTCCCGTTTCAATTAAATCTTTTACTTTAAAAATATCAACTAAAACTTTTTGTCCAATATCTCTACTTGCTCTATCAAATAATAACACATCTTCAAATAATGTTTTATTTTTAATGTCGGCACCGGCAATCCATGTATCGTTTAAATTTTTAAATAAATCCCATAATTCATCTCTTGATTGATCACCTTGTAATGGTGCTTTATTATCTTGACCCTCATTAGTTACAACGATTTCAGGTAGATCATTTCTAATTCCTGTCATTAAATCATTAATAACATTATTCTGATACAATTCTGTTGTGTCTAAATATGTGTTCATTAAACTAAAAAAATCAGATATATTTATATTTTTATTTTTTAATTTTTGTGTCGCATAAAGTTTTATTATTGGTGCAAAATCTTTTATATTTTTTTGATTAAACTGTACATTCATATCAACAAAAAAGTCAGTTATATAAGAACCGTTATTAGAATAAACTAATTCTGGTATTTCAGAGAACCCCACATAATATTCTAAGTCTTTCCAAGTTTCTGGATTTGCTGTTTTTGATTGGGCTAAAGTAATTGAACCACCATTTGTTGGTAATGAACCTGGTGTTCCTTGATTATAACCTTGATATGAAATTGGGTCTTGAATAAATTTTGTTGAGAATGTATAGAATAATCTTCTATCAAACATAGTTGGGTTACCCATTTTAAACACAACATCATATTCCATAAACTTACTTAATAGTTTTTGTAAGTTTTCATTTTGTTTTTGGATT